GTCATCTCCCTCCGCATAGAGATTGTCAAAAACTTGGTTTACATCCAATGTGTAGTCTAAGTCAGACTTACTGTAGTGAATATGTTGTGAGGGTAAGAAATCAGGAGCGCCTTCTCCCATCTCAAACCACGCGGGATGCGACACTCGCACCCTGTTATTAGGTAACGCTACGATGTTTCCGGTCCACTTCCCTGCGTCTAACAACTCAAGCACGTGCGCTTGTTTGTGTTGTGCTGGGTCATCAGCGATCTCAGAATCGGTGTAGTCCACCGTGAAGTAATATTTAGCTGGGTAGAACTTACCGTCAATCTTTGCCATCCAAGGGCAGGGAGTGCATCTGTCTAGCACGTACACGCTATGCGTACGAGACGCACAATCCCACGGTTGAGCCGCCCATACGGGCATAGGGTCAGGCCACTCTTCTAGGGGTGTATCTCCTACAAGCGCCGTAATAGGCATACGTGCCCACATAGCTCCGCCATGAACGTTAGGTTCATCGGTATCGTCTGTCTCACAGCCAGTAAAAATGACCTGAAACGACAGGCATCGATTAGGTATGGTAGTTACGGCGATCACCATAGCGTGCAAAAACTCACCATGATATGCCATGTGGTTGTGCGTATATTCCCTACGAACCCAGCATTTAAAATGCGGTATGTTTGACTGAAGGAACGCCATCAGCAGTTCCACTTCCGCAAACTTTTGTTAATGCGGCTGTTAGGATCATTCGCTGTCTTTGCGCTAGTGTTGCGCTTCTTCATACCCTTCATACGGGCACAGAAAGACTTACGCCGTTTAGCGGCCTTAGAACCTTTCTTTAACTTGCTAGGCTTGGTCGTTACCGCAGTCTTCAGCTTACTGCCGGGGTTTTCCCGGCGGTAGCTTGCAACTCCTTCCTTGTTAAGCCCGCCCGACTCGCTCTTACCTTCCTTGCGCGTCCACGCAGGGCTTTTCTTAACCGAGCCGCCTTTCTTGTAGTAAGCCCGCATAGTATTTACCCATAGAACACTGTCATAGCAGTAATGTTAGTGAATGCACTTACATACACGTCTGACTGGCACCGAATACCGTCGTCAGGAATGTTGACGGAGTGAGAGTCAGAAGCAACAAAGTCTAGGTCTAATACAGTGCTTCCACCGTTACCATCGGTGATAGTAAGGCGGGGGCTTCCTGTAGTGCTCAAAACTTGCACTTGGCGAATGCGTGCAGGCCCAACACCTAGAGATCCTGTGCCCGTTACGCGTTTAGACTGAACATCTGATCTAGGCATTGTTCACTCCTTATCCAGCGGATACAGTCAGAACGCCTGAGTTGCTATACAGTTGACCTGCAACAGAAGGATCAGCGGTTGGTAAGTCTTTGAAGATGATGACGCTGTTCGTGCCGTCGTGAGTAATAGAAATGTTCTCAGTGACGGTGCCAGTGTTATCAGCTTTAGTAATGTCCTTAAAGCCATTCTCCGAACGGACTGGACCTTGGAAAGTAGTATTAGCCATGTGAATCTCCTGTCTCGGCTAGTGTCAGTTACGGGATGTAACTGTCAGGGATTCATTTTTTATAACACACAAAAAGAAAGGGGGCAATAAATGCCCCCTCTTAGTCATTAAGCTCCGGGCGAACCGAAAATGCCTAATGGGTCTGACACGCCGAACGAGTAACGCTCACGAGCCTTGTAGCGGCTGTTGCCAGTATCAAAGTCAGCATCCATAGATGTAGACATTGGTGTACGGACAAAGTGCTTAAGACCGTTAGGAACGTCAGTCATCAAGAACCAAGCGTCAGTATCAGTCAGGTAATGGTTAACAGTGTAACCCTCTGGGATAGAACCGTTATTGCGAATCGCATTAAGGTCGTTATCCGCAGTACCCACGCGACCTTCTGTTTCGAGCAAACGAGTTGCAACGAACTGAAGAGCAGGTGGAATTACCAGCTTCTTAGGCTTGGCGGCGATGAGAAGACCACGCTCGTCTGTCCAACCAGCGATCTGGATAACGGCGGCTTCCAAAGAAGTCTCGTTAAGATCAGCCGCAACAGTTGGCTCATTCGAGTTGCTACCACCGCTAACCAGTGGGTGATCGGTAGTGCAAAGTGCCTTACCGTCGCCGTAGGTCACACCAGTGTCAAACGCACTATTCAAGATAGTAGCGGCCTTGACCTGCTTGGTGTACGCCATAGCACGTGCGAGAGCCTTCGTATAACGAGCAGACAGTGAGTCATACAGGTTATCTTCGATAGCTTCCTCAGTGATTGAGAAGCCCATCGCGATGGTCTCGTGTGTATAGCGAGCAGTCCACGCTTCCTGAGCATTGTCATACTCAATTGCGGCACCTTCGTTTTTAACAGGTGCGGCTGAGAAGCCTGAGAGCTTGGTCTCTTCCTCAAACGAGCGATCTGAGGTTTCAGTTTCAAAGATTTCGGCGTGCTCTTCGCCGTATTTTGCGTACTCCATACCAAACAAAGCGTTCAGTCCGGGAAGGAGTTCCTTTAGTAGCTGGGCGCGTGAAATAGCCATTGCTCAAATCTCCTTATACGCCAGTCGTGTTGTCGTACTGGTGACCTGCGTTCCACTTAACGTAAGCCTCAGTAAAACCACCCGAGCTGTTTTTAGTTTCCCCAACCAAACCGACAATGCGGAAAGGGAGGGTGTTAGTTGTAGCACTTGTGTCAGAAATCGCGCAACGAGAGTTGCCTGAAGTCGAATCACCAGTGTTGTCTACACCTGCGACGTTAGCACCGATATCAGTCTGTGCAAGGTCACCGATAGTTGTACCCGAAGATACGACAGCGGCCTTGAACAAAACGTCAGTTGCATCAACAACATATGCTTCGATGTCAGATGCAACAGTGCTAGCGGGGTATGACTGTCGGAACACCTTATAACCGAGGTTAGGATCGGTGTATGTACAGCCAAGGAAAACACCCACAGGTGTCATGGCGGCGTCAAACGTATCACGCTCGACAGTGCCTCCGGTAACGAGCTTCACAGCATCCCCATAAAAAATCGCTGTGTTATAGCCACTTGCAATCTTGAAGTGACGAGTAACACCTACGAAAGGAGAGCCGCTCAACAGTTTTACCGGAACAAGTCCATAAGGACCACTTACAGTAGGATAAGCCATTTTAAGCTCCTATATTAAGTTCCGTTACCAAAAGTGACCTTCGTCTTTCTCTCATGGAAGAGAGGCATACGAGGATCGTTCTCTCGCATGAGGTTGTTGTCTACAGATTCCATCTGGGAACGTGTCTGCTGTTTGTAGTAGTCAGTACGTTCTTCGATGAGTTCGACCGGAGCTTTGCACAGTAACAAACCACCAATCACAACGTTGTCTTTGAACCTATCGTTCTCAATGGTGACCAACGTAATTTCTGGATGATCTGAAGCCTTTACTGGCTCCCAACCTTCACGCAGTTTGGAAGAAACATTTGTGGCGTCAGTCGTACCTTGCGAACTGACTCTTATCCAGCGGAATTCATACCCCGGCTCGGGATTAGGTGAGGGTAGTACCTCGGGGCGCGTCCAAGCCTTTTTGCGGGTCGTCTTTTCACGAGATTTAAGCTCTCGGTCTATACGATTCTCAGCCATCATTGTTTCCTCATATCTAATGCAACCTGTTTGGCGTACTGTTCTGGGGTAAGACCCAAGCGTTTTGCCAACGTTAACTGTGTTTGCGTGAGCCTAATTTTCTTAGGCGCTGTGCTCCGCGTAGCGGGGGCAACCACATTGTTGGATCTTCGTCTTACCTCCGGTTCATCCTCGAAGTTCTCGGGGAATACCTCTCGCATACGAGTATTAATTCGCTCGTAGTAATCGTCAGTTTGAGGGTCTACACCCTCTTTGACAAGCCTATTATGCAACCCTAGGGCGAAACTTGTCATTTCTTCATCTTCATTAAACCACGGATTCTCTTTTTGCCAAGTCCGTGTCTTTTCGTCAATTTGGATAGGCTGTGGAGCAGATTCCTGCTCAGGACTATCAACGGGTAGCGTATACTCTTCTTGAGGCAGTTTAAACTCTTCGAGCTTATCAGCCTTGATCTTTGCTGTTGACAACCTATCCTGCGCCGCCAAAACCTTGTCAGAGTCACCCGCATCGTACGCACGTTTGTAAGCGCGTTTAGCGGCATTGATCTCTGCTTCAGCCGACTTCTTGGCGTTCTCAAGCAGAGCCGTCTGACTCTTGTGTTCGCTATCCTTGAGCTTCTTGTTCTCTTCAACAAGGCGTTGAGATAACCGTTCTAGCTCTTCACGTTCTCTAAGCGCCTTCTCTTTCTCTCGACGCTCATCATGATATCCCTTGCTAAAGTGTTGAATACGTCGCCGAACTTTCTCGGAGTAATCCTCCAGTTCTTCTTCCGTAACATCTTCGGGCGGGTCTGAAGGTTTTCGGTTGCGGTCGGCCTTCGGCGTATCGTCAACCACCTCAATCTCAAATCCGTCATCAGAAGAATCCGCCTCGCTTGGAGCCGGTGCTTCAGGTTTTTTACCTTTAGTATCAATGGTCTCTGCACTTGAACCCTCGACCTCGATAGTTAAATTTTTCTCGCTCCCGTTTTCATCATGCGGAAACTCGAACTCTACTTTCTGAAAAGGCATTGTCTATCTCCTATACTGCCATGATCCCACGGGGATCAGGAATTACGGCTTCAATAGAGTCATCGTTCATCAAACGAAACTCTTTGCCATTGACCGTGAACCGTGTGCCGGTGTTCATACGAAACATCACGTAGTCACCTTCCTTACACCACGGACCTTCAGGGAACCGTTCTTTATCCCCATAAGCACCTTCACCCATGTCTATGACAACACCCATAATCGACAGGATGTACTCCTTTTGTTTGGAGTTGGTGGTCTTGAGAAGGCCCCCGTCGTAGAACTCTTCTACTTCAGGTAGCGCGATAAGTAAGCGGTATCCAGCAGGTTTTGGGAGTTGTTGTTCCCAGTCAACATCGGAGATTTCTTTCTTTGGAGCATCAGGCAATTTTAGCGGCTGAGTGTTAGTCATCATCATTGTCCATAAAGTTACGCGAGAGGTCTTCTATGATTAATTTTGCGGACTCCAGACCCCGAATAAGTCCAACAACTTCTCTGTAGCTGGCGTAATCTTGTGGGACACCCCCCGCTACGAAAGTATGTGCAGACGAGACTTGCTCGTCGATTTTATCTGTAAGCACGTCAAAGACGGTTTTAGGCATTACTCACCTCATTTTGGTTGATCCGATAATTTCGCTAATTCAAGATCGAGCCGCGCGGCATCTTGTTGCGCGTCCATCTGAAGTTCTTGTTGGTCCAGTTTGAGTTTCTCTGCATCCAACATGGCGTCCATCTGATCCTTCTGCATTTTGCGTTGCAGTTCAGCTTGTTTGAGCTGAGAATCTTGCTGGTCTTTCGCGGCCTTGCGCTGGACTTCCTGCGCTCTGAGTTGCAAATCAGCCTGCTTCTGTTGCATGACAGGATCTTTGGCTTGTTGTTGAGCTTGCTGTGCGGCGGCTTTCTGCTTGTTACCTTGCATGAGCTGTGCACCTGCATCAGCTACGAGGCGCGACAACTCCACCTCGATCTGCTCTGGTAGCTCTTCGCCGGGTGGTGGGAGCGGTGCCCCCAACTTCTCTTCGATATCTTGGCGATACTTGAACCCAAGGTGTTCCGCGATGTGCGCTTGTAGAGACGCCATGATTCGCTTGGCTTGAGGGTTTTGTCCGATCATAGCCGCAATCGAGGGATCCTGCATAAAGGATGTATGCGCCGCGATGTGAGCTTGATGGTCTTGGTAGATAAACGCACGTAGGGGTTTGCCCGTTAGTGCGTCCATATTTTCGCTGACCGGATCGGTCGGTTTTGCGTCGTCCTTTGTGGGGACCAGCTTGTCGGCGTTTTTGACGCCTAGTACCTCAATCATCTGCCTGTGTAGCTGTGGCAGATCGTAGATCTGAGGCGCGGCTTGTGCCATCTGCAATACCGCTTGGTACTGTACGACTCGCTGGGCCATAGTGGATGAGTTCGGGTCGCTGACGGGGATCACATCCACCATCGCATAATCCATCTGACGCGCGCTCACCTCACCACGGATCGGCTCATAGCCGTACTCCTGCGAGGCGTACTCCGCCATGATCTCCTTGAGCATCTTGAACTCTTGCTTCATGGCGTAGTGGACACGTGCCTGTACTGCCGCCATTGGCTTGAGAGTTCGCTCTAGGAGCGCGAGGGTTGTGCCTACAGGCGCATTAGCCGACATGTCAGAGATGTTCATGTCAGAGATAGCACCCAGACGACGCCCTTCGTTCGTAATCTGATTCAGAAGCGCAAGCAGTGTCTGGCTTGGCTCCTTGTAGGGAAGTGGCATGATGTTGTCGCGGATAGAGCCGCTGGGTACATCAACGTCCTTAAACTCACCGGGTTCTATCGGTGTGTCATCACCCTTGATTCGTAGGCCACGAGACTTGAGTCCACCGGGCAGGTTAGACAGCGTACCAGCGTCCACCAACTGCCGTATGAGCGACGTTCCCGCCTTGGCGTATCCCCCGATAATGTGGATCAATCCAAGGCCGTAGAAGCCAAATCCGGGGACGTAAACGTAGTGTACGAAGTGCTGACGCTTGAGCTGTAGCGGGTCTATCTCGTTCCAGTTTCTGCGTATCGCTAGGATCTCACCGCTACCACGCTCGATAGTCACCACGTATGGCTTGGCGATGTCGTCCTCTGAGTCATCCAGACCTTCGATGACCATATCCACGTGCACTTCATACAACGCATAGCGGTTGTCATCTGTGAGTGAGAACCCACCTTCTTCTGCCTTACGCTCCTCAATATCAGAGTGGTAGGGCTGTGGCTCGTTCAGCTCGATGTCACGATAGAACCCAGCCGCCTGTAGCTTACGCAACTCGTTCTTAGTCTTACGCATAACATGCGTTACACGCTCCGCAGTCTCGATGTGACTTGCGCCGTAAGGCACGATAACGTCTTCTGCGGGGATATAGATAGCCGCCTGACGTCCCATATTAGGGTCGTAGTAAACCTTCTTAAACGCCGAACCAGAGAGTCCTAGGCTATATAAGAGTCGCTCGTGCTCAGGTCTGTACTCGACCATACGCTCCGTCAACTCGTAGTTCATGTCCGCTTTAACGCGTTGAGCGGCCTCTTCTTTCTCTTTAGACTCTTCCCCCAGAATCTTAACTTTTACAGGACCGGCGGCAGGAAACGTTTCTGACATGGTTTCGGCTTGAAACCGGATAGCCGCTTCCGCCAAGACTGTAGAATAGACGCCACACGCGCCTTCCCACGGGTCAGTACGCTCTTCGTACTTAAAGCCCAGCACATCCAGACCCTTTACAAAGGTGTCAGCCCACTCTTTACGACCGTCAATGTCTGACTCAATCAGGCCAGTCAGCTCACTCGATATCTCTTGTAGATGTGATTCGTCCAGTACCTCGGCAAGGTTGATGTCAAACGCCATCATGTCCTCGATACCCGCATCAGGGATCAAGGTGATCTCCATCGACCCGTCGTCGAGGATGACCGCTTCAGGGTCAATGATCTCAATTTCTAGTTCAGACCCTTCCTGTTCAGCGATCTCATCCATGCCTTCTGGCGCAGAGTACATTCCTTTTTCTATAGCCATGTCCTAGCCTCTTAATAATACCCGCCACTTCGACGTTTAAAGTACCGTGGTTCATCTGGTTCGTCTGTGGGCAAGCGGATAAATCCTCCCTGCCTGAATCGCATCAGGGCCATCACCGTTGAGTCCACGAGGTCATCATGGCTCATAAACGGAAATCCAGCAATTTCTTCTACCACTTCTTCCGCCCACCGCGTCGGTGGTACCCACACTAACTCTGACGCCACAATGTCCGCAACAGAGTTCAACCGTGCCATCTTATCACCTGAGCCACGGTGCGGTGTGTATTCTGACACAGGCAGGCCCATCCGTCGCATCTCTTGGTACAGCGCCGTACCAGCAGACTTCTTCTCCACAATAAACGCATCGGGGTCCCAGTCCTGATACTCCTCCATCGCCATCTGTTTCAGCTCAGGAAACTCCATCCGCTTCTTAATACTGTTCAGCAGGATGACGTTATAGGCGCTAGTCTCCTCGTTGAGGAACACCCCCCACGTCGTCAGTGCGGTGTAATCGGCACGGTTATGGGTCTCTGCCGCCGCGTCCAGCGACATAATGATGTACTCACACGGGGGCGGATTGTCCTGTTCCCACATGTTCCACCACTCACGTTTGACGATTGACGCCTCTTCTGCGGTGGGTTGTTGCTGATACTGCGCGTTCCACTGGAACGTCGGCATAGATGCCTTGGTACGCAGGAGCGCCTCAAGGTCAAAGAACTCAGGCCACAGGGGTTTCTCGACGTACTTCTTCGTCTTCTTGTTCTGGACCTCTAGGATCGCAGGGAACTCCACCACCTCGTACTGGTCAGCACGCGCATTCTTAGACATGTCGTTTGTCACACGCCCTGTCAGATCGTCCATGTGCCAGCGTGTCTGGATAATGGCTACCCGTCCACCGGGCATCAAACGGGTTCTAGCACCGAAGGTAAACCACTCGTATGCCTTCTCGAATACCTCGAAGTTGCCATTGATGACGTCTTGCTCAGAGTGAGGGTCATCGACCAGAAGTAAATCGGCACCGCGACCAGCAAGAGCACTACCAATACCACACGCGTAGTATTCGCCGCCGACGTTCGTGTTCCATCTACCTGCTGACTTACTATCCTGTGCGAGTGACGTGGTAGGAAATACACTTTTATACTGATCCGTAGCAATTAGGTTACGTACTTTTCGGCCAAAATCCACGGCCAGATCCGTGGTGTGGGACACCATCATGACCTTTTTATTGGGATTTCGACCCAAAAACCACGCTGGGTAGAAGATAGAAACAAGCTGAGATTTGCCGTGGCGAGGGGGTATATTGACGCAAACACGGTCTTTATCGCCCGATTCAATCGCCATCAGCATGTCTGCCAGTATCCGGTGATGCTTACCTACGATGAACTCAGGCATCATAAGCTGGCAAAACGCGATCAGATCGTTGTATGCGGCCTTATTCTCCTTCCTCGCGGACAATTCACCCGTGATTTTCTCTATTTCAGCGATCTCGTCGGCGGAAAACGCCTCCAGATTGTCTAATAGCGTCTGTATGTCCTCGTCTGAGAAGTCCAACGCTGGTTCAGCCATCCGTTAACCCCAATTCTTCGTCCACATCAATGGAATCACCGTCAATAATGACCGCATCTTCGGCTTCTTCGTCGGGTTTTATGATTTTTTCTAGCTTTGCACGCAGGCTCTCGCGCAATTCGTCCGTTGTTTTGTGGGTTATGGTGACTTCAGCCTTCTCTGTGAACAGACCTACGTCCGAAATCTTACCCAACAGCTCCAATGCACGGATTCTGACGCGTGGGTCAGGGTTCTCAGTCTCTTCAATTAGCTTATTGGTCACCAGATGACGCACTTGGGTGGCACTTTCAACCACTGAATGGCCGAACTGGGTCAATATTCCGTGTGTTGCCATCAATGCGGCAGGGGGTAACGACGATGCACGCTTGGCACTCACCTTTTTAGACGTCTTGTCGGGGTCATCTGCGTAGGCCAAAGTCAATTTGGCGGCAATATCGTTGTCTTCTGCGGTCGGTTCCACCTCTAGCCCGTGTTCAGAGAGCATAGCGGCGGTGTTACTCGCGGCTTCTACGCGAGTCCGAAGATCAAGATTAGGAGCTTTCTCTGAAATCGCTACACCGACTTCAGGTTCGATCTCTAGAGACATACTGTTTCCGCAGGTTTGTTAACCGTTGGTGGCAATTTATACCAAACTCAAAATTTTTACGCAAAAAATTTTTGCTACGCCGATTTTAAAAGAGACGGGGGGTGTTCCCTATATAGAGGGGGTGGGGGAGCTCCAACTCAAAAACGGGTAAAGCCCGAACTCAAAAATGGGTAAAGCCCGAACTCAAAAATGGACTCTAAGTTTGTGGAAATTAGTAATATATAGGTGATACAGAGTCACGAGCTGACGTCGGGGTCATAGGGGGGCGGTACCCCATCGGATATCACGATTTGCTACGCGTACTAACATAACACCATAAAAATAAACCGCGCGTTGCTATATCCCTTGATTTGTTATCACATGATACGGTTTAATGGCTCTGCCTTCAGGGGAAACCCTATCGGCGCAATCGGTAGTCCGCGGACTACCACATTCTTTTAATCACTTAGGGAAACAGTGATATGAACGATTCAATCGTAACCCGCTCGTTAAATTCAGAATTGAGCACTCTGATCACCAAATCTACTGCGGCTGATTTACGCAGTGAGGAACAGCGTTTCGCACTGCTGTGCAGTATGAAAGACGCCGGTTTCGAGTTTGCTATTAACGTGAAAGCGTACGACCCCGAGGCCAACCCGCTCGGTGCTACTAAACCCGAACGTGAATTCCTACGGGATGCGGTGATAAAGGGTTTACCGAAACACGCGCAAGAAATCCTCGCACTAGGTAAAGCGGGGATGAAGAGAAAGACGGACTGCGCTTCCGTAAAGAAATCGGAATTGACTACTGGCAATTGGGTTTACTGGAATAAACAACCCGCCTCACGGCTTAGTAAAATCGCGGCCAAATTGGACTCAGTTGTATGGTCCGATGAATTGCCAGTGTTCAAGAATGGTGAGGCAGTCGAAGATGAGTTCACATCTGGGTGGGTATATGAAAAAGACCTACCCAATAGCGGTGATGCTCAGACTCCTAAAACCTCTAGGACAAAAATTCTAGAGGCGCTCGCTAAAGCGGTAGCGATCTGCGAGAAGGATGAAACGCCCGACTACGATGCCACTAGCATCAAAAAGGCCATCAACGCAGTGATCAAATCACTCTAACCCATCGGGCCCTTCGGGGCCCTTTCTTTTTGAGGTAACACGTTATGTCTATATTGATGGTTCTCTTAATTATATTCGCGGCAGTGTCTGTTCTATCCACCATGATGGCACTGCTAAATTTTATGTGGGTCACCGCTCTGATATCGGCAGTGCTCAGTGTATCCCTATTGACCGGTATCGACTCACTGGCCCGCTACATAAATGCACGTTAACACCAACCCGCTTCGGCGGGTTTTTTGTGCCCGTCGTTTGATACCAGTTATATCCGTTGCGCCGAGCCTCATCGCGTTGCGCCTTGTGATGCCAGTTAATGATGTCGCGCCGAGCCTCACGTGTTATCACGTATGCGTGACGTGGGCCCGGGTCCGGGGTAAATGGTAGTCCGTGGACTACCAAGTTGAGACCAGTTATAGATGTCGCGCCGAGCCTCACCCTGACGTGTTGCCACGTATAGGCACGTGGTAGCACGTCATGACACAAAAACATAATGTTCGTTTTTTCTTTTGTAATGTTCGCGGTAATGTTCGTAATGTTCGGCTAATGTTCGCTTTTTTTAGAGCATGTGCGAACATTATATTTTCGTGGCAAATGATGAGCGCGAACGCGCAAGGTTGCCAATTCTTGCCTATCAAAACTTTACATATCTTATCAATCTATCAATCTATCTATAATGTTCGTTTTTTAGAAAATTACACGCTTCTGTAAACGTAACACTAATTCTATTGTTCGTTTTCCAGTCGTTCGAGAGAACTCTCTCAGGGTAGCTCTTATCTCCGTCAAAAAGCGAACATTAGAACATTACTTGTAAATCAAAAACTTACGCCATTTCAAAAACGAACATTACAAGAACAATACACAATACAACAGAACATTACACTTCTACCCACGTTTTGTAATAACTTGACATCATCTGTCACTTATGAGATAATAATACAACTGGGGGGTCGTACGTGTGTTTCCCACGCCTGTACATGTTTACACGCGTCACGCTACGGCCTCCCAGTTCTAACCACGGTAGTCCACGGACTACCAACTACAACAGTGTTCGAGGAGAACGACTATGTTACACAATGATTCAGTAGTCCACGGACTACCTACTAACGAAACAGCACCAGCTATCAGTGCACCATCGACACCTTCGATTGCATCCTCTGCAATGCTAGTAGAGGTCAGCTTCTCTACGTGGACAGGGCGCAAGCTCGACAAGCGTGCATCGACTGACGTGACACGGACCAACGGTGCTGACTCCGGTATCGCTAACGTGCACAAGAAACTGCTAGGCAACTGTGACGAGTTAACAGCCGTTCAAAAGTTCGCGGCTAACGCACGTAACATTCACTACTCGATGACCATGCCGTGGTCTGATACAGGTATGCGCCTACTACCTACCGCCATGTATGCCAAATACCACAGCGCGATGACCGACTTCCAAAACGAGTTCGAGCGTTTGGCCCAAGTATTCATCAGCGCGTACGAGTGGGAGATCAGCCAAGCCCAAGCACGTTTGGGTGCGTTGTTCAGCCGTGACGACTATCCCTCTGCCGATTCCATCGCATCTAAGTTCGGGTTTCGTATTAACTACTTACCGCTACCTGACGCGGGGGACTTTCGTGTTGACGTGGGCAACGACGCGCGTGATCAGTTGGTTGACCACTACAACGCGCAGTACAGCGGGTTCTTGGAGCGGGCCATGTCTGACGTGTGGCACCGTGTGTACGACTCACTCACTAAGATGTCAGAGCGTCTCGACTACGGTGACCACGAGAAGAAAAAGATATTTCGTGACTCGCTCGTGGACAACGTGCTCGACATGGTGGATCTGCTCGACGTGTGCAACGTGACCGGTGACTCTCAGATGTCAGCTATGCGGCTACAGCTTGAGGATGCGCTTCGTGGGGTGACACCGGACGCACTACGTGATGACGCGTTTCTACGTGCTGAGACTAAGCGCGCTGTGGACAGTGCCATCAAGTCTCTACCATCACTCGATATCTAATAAACAAACACACTACTAAAACGGTAGTCCGTGGACTACCAACGGAGAATGACAATGAACGCACAAAATATGTATGCACTAAACCTAAGCCAAGTTGCCACTGCTATTCAGCATGGCGGTACCGATCGAACGATTCTTGTACAGGGTCACATGGGTACAGGTAAGTCGTCACTACTTAACACGTTATCAGACACACTACCGAACCACGTACCGTGTTACTTCGACTGTACCACCAAGGATCTGGGCGACATCATGATCCCCAAGATGGCGACACTCGACGACGCCGATTTCGTCAAATTTGCTACCAATGAGGAGCTGGGTCTGCACCACGGCAAGCCGATCATCCTGATGATTGACGAGTACGGCAAGGCTAACCCCGCAGTTAAGAACGCGTTACTACGTGTGATGTTGGAGCGCAAGGTCGGCGGCTACGAGCTACACCCTGACTCGATTGTGTTTGCCACGACTAACCTCGGGGCCGAGGGTGTCGGTGACTTGTTACCACCACACGCACGCAACCGCATCACAGTGGTGACGCTACGTAAATCCAGCAACGTCGAGTGGATCGAGTGGGGCATCAACAACAACATCGACCCGACTGTACTCGGCTGGTGTAAGGACAACCCGCAGTTGTTCGCTGGGTTCGAGGATGTCAAAGACCCTGACGACAACCCGTACATCTACCACCCACGGGCGCAACGTGCGGCGTTTGTTACACCTCGCTCGCTCGAAGCCACATCCGATTGGCTCAAGCAACGTCACCTATTCGATGATCAGACCCTGACAAGTTTACTCATGGGTACTATCGGTGACCGTGGTGCGATGGACCTGATGGCGTTTGTGAAGCTGGCCGATCAGCTACCCTCGCTCCAATCCATCAAGGATGACCCGCTAGGTGCCAAGGTCCCTGACAGTGCGGCGGCTGTGTGTATGGTTGTTTACAGGTCATTGGCTACGATGTCGGCTGACTGGGTTGACCAGTGGATGACATACCTCGACCGACTCGACGCTAGCGCACAAGGTTTGTTCGGTGGACAGGTGACGCGTGACACATACGCACACCGCAAGATCATCATGACTAATCGCAAGTTCACCGACTGGGCGATGGCTAACAACCACATGTTCGCGGCGGACAAGAAGTAGTCCACGGACTACCACAAGGAGAACGACATGCTATCTATTGGTAAACAACTGACAGTCGAGCAACGTGTGAGCAAGGCTGTTTACGATATCGTCAACAACCCCAAGTATGTGGCGTTGGCTGGTGTGATCATGATCGGTGAGCGTACGGTGTCTGACACAGTGCCCACCGCATGTACCAACGGACGCGATGAAACCTACGGACGTGCGTTTGTTGACTCACTCAACGATGCGGAGCTTCGATTCTTGATACTGCACGAGGTGTACCACAAGTTGTACAAACACCTCACCACGTGGGAGTGGATGTACAAGAAGGACGCACAGCTTGCCAACGTCGCGTGTGACCATGTGATCAACATCAAGATCAGTGACGACAACACTGACGGGTTCGCTGTCATGCCATCCCAAGGGTGTCGCGACTACGAGTACCGTGGTTGGGACGAGGCACGCGTGTTCAAACATCTATGTGATAACGACTCATCAGATGATCAAAACGCGGACGGTTCAGGTGCCAATACCAACGTTGCCACTGGAGTCAATACGCATGGAGGGTTCGACGAGCACGACTGGGAGGGTGCACAAGAGTTGACCGACGACGACAAGCGCGAGCTTGCACGTGACATCGACGAGGCCATACGTCAGGGTGCGATGGTTGCTGGCAAGATTGGCGACGGCTCAGAGCGTGATCGGTTCGGTGACTTGCTCGAAGCACAGATCAATTGGCGTGAGGTATTGCGCGAGTTCATCAACACAACGTGCGCGGGCAGTGACTATAGTACATGGTCCCGTCCTAACAGGCGCTACGTATCATCGGGGTATTACATGCCAAGCGGTATCAACGACCAAGTGGGTGAGCTAGTCATAGCCATTGACACGTCAGGGTCTATTGGACAACGTGAGTTGACACTCTTCATGAGTGAGATACACCAAATCTGTCAATCGCTCTCGCCTGAACGCGTACGTGTTTTGTACTGGGACTCTCGGGTTCGTGGTAACGAGACATACGATATGCACGAGCTTGACGATCTACCCAAGGCGACTAAGCCTATCGGCGGTGGTGGTACCAATGTCGAGTGTGTCCCCAACTACATGCGTGATGAGAGTATCAAGCCCCAAGCGTGTGTGGTGTTGACCGATGGGTACGTCTGGGGATCATGGGGTCAATGGGACTGCCCCGTGTTATGGTGTATCCTCGACAACAAAACAGCAAAGCCTGACACAGGTAAGCACGTAAACATACAATCTGGAGACCTATAATGGACAGTAGAGTTGATATCGTTTATGTAATCCAACGCCTCAACCGTATATTGGAGAACAGGGTGGGTATGGCGGACGCTTTGGATGAGTTTCGTGATGAGTTACTCCACAATTTGACAGTGCACCCTACAACCAACGAGGAACAATAGATATGGAATACGCATTCGCAACTGCAATCATCGATAAGATCGTGAGGGACCACTGCAACGCGCTACTCGTGCGGGGCGAGCTGAATCACGACGAGCTAACACCCGAGACCGCCAAGCGTGAGGTCGAGGTAATCAAAAACGCGTACGACAAAGTACGCAACGGATAACGGTAGTCCACGGACTACCAAATAACGAGGAGAGAACAATGAGCTTTAAATGGGTATCAGCACAACAGTGTAGGGATCAAGCGGCGGAGTCATGGAAGTTCGATGGGCTTGGTGATGAGGATGACCGTGCTATGTTCCGACAGTTCACGCAGGATGTAGGTGGCGCATTATGTTCACGTGATTCAGGTATCACGTTTGTGCAACGCACCAGAACGTCTTCATGGGTGCTACGTGACGACTGTCCTTGGGCTATCGGGTGGATTGGATACAGCGACATCCGTGATTCGCAGGTAGGTGGTTGGAAGCCGACATACAACGTGCACTCGTGGGCTATCACTAACGACAAGTACAGCAGTGGTAACAGCAACCGCCACACCAAGTCATCCACCAACATCGGCACAGCGATCAAGAATGCTAAGACATACTTGCGCCGACCTTCGCCGATTATGTTGGCTGGCGTGAAACGTGGTGTGTTGGAGAAAGGTATTCGGGAGGAGTTCGACAAGGTACGCAAGGGTGCAAACGAGACGGCAACTAAGGTGGTGGATATCGTGACAAGTATGTATGGCAACGTTAGGCAGAATAACAAGCGACTATTCAAGGAGCTCAAGCACTTGCTCGACATGGGGCACGAGTTCTTAGATCCACAGTTCGGGTCAGATGTTCGCGCTATGGTGCACGCTGATCAGGTGATGGGTGAGTCAGCCGTCGAGAACATTCCGTTCTACTGTGTGATGACATACGAGTCGCGTGGTAAGAATGTGTTCGATGTGGTCAAAGGTACGCAGGTCAACCCGTACAGTGCCGAGATCAACGAGCAGTACAACAGGTTCACCGAGGATATGTTGCCCGAGGAGATCACACGTAAACTTGCTGTACTGCAAATGCTAGACAGCGAAGACTTCGTGGACGGTGTGGGTGTCAGTGTGGGTGGTGGTATCTACTATGTCCTCGC